GATAGGAGCAACATCCCCAGTATCGCCCCTATCAGGGCTTTCATTAGTTGGACCCTATGCCGTATTGCTTTTCGCTAGGTGCTAGAGCTTTTAGGAGTGGACCTACTAAACCTGCGATAAACGCGTTAGCTAGTGTCTTAGGGTCTGTAATGCCTGAGAGATAAAGGGCTCCCACGCAGCTAATAGCAGCTCTCAAGTATGAAAGGCCTGCAGCTTTGAGTTGTTCGCTCATTGTTGTACTCATTTCTGCCCTTAATTGACTTGGTATAACACCGATACGGTTGTAGTGCCTGAGCTAACTACGCCGTATAGGCCCTCGTGGTCGCCCACGGGGATAGTTAATTTATCTTTATGATCTACAAGGTAGCCGTTACTTGTATTTACGTCTGAGCCGCCAATATAAAGCGCAGCTGTAGTAGCGTGTAGTAAAGCTGTTTGGTCTGCAATATCAGCCGGCACTATAACCGTAGGCGTTGTAGTAATTGTTACTTGTCTGCTTGTAGGCATTATTTAAGTCCTAACTTTTTGATTAACTCTGCGGCTTTTGCCGGGCTAATTTCTACCTCAAAGTGCATTTCGTCCTTACGGTTTACGTAATCCCCGCCCCACTTAAGGCCGTATTTCTTAGCGAGCGCACGGATCATAGGTACCTTTTCAGGAGGGAAAGTACCGATTTTGCCGAGAGTGTGTTTAGTTGCGTTAATGTCTATAGCTGTGCCGGAGGAGTGGCAGCTAAGTTTGTCCTCGCTACCGCGTACCATCCGATAGGCGTAACTCCAGTCGTCAAAAGTACCGCCCTCGACCGGCTCGATTAAAGTATTAAACTCAGCTGTAAAAGCTGCAAGTAATGGACCGCAGCCCTCAGCGCATCGCAACTTTAGGTTTGTGCCATCTACTTTGTAGCTGGTTATACGGATCTCGTCCGGCTCTTTTGAGGCAGGCCAGCCGTTATAACTACTCTGCATTTTCTAAACTCTTTACATATTCCTGATAATCCGAGTTTGATGGGTCATTTGTAAAAGAATAACGATAGCCATTTTCCTCATAAGAGATAACTGTATATCCGTTAAAATATTCTACTGTATATTGTTTTTGCATTATAGCTCCGCATTAAAGGCTAGTAGTGATGATGCGTTAATACAACGGACCGAGCCCGCTTGTCCTGAGGTACCGCTAATTTCGGTATTGTTATAGCAGTCTGCACCGTTAATAGATAAATAAGCACCGGTAATAGAATTAAAATCATCCGAGGCCCCGTTTCTATCAAAACGATAATAACTTGAGCCTGTTGCAGAAATAGCGGTAGGAATAACTCTCATTGAGGTAGGAAATGAGACTAATATTTCCACAATATTAGAGCCCGTCATCGCACCCATACCAATAATCGCACCAACATCGCCGCCTGATGCGTGTACGTAATAGTAACGTTGGCACGCAGCTAGTTCAGCTTGATAAGTTGAGGTATTGCGGCTAAAAGTTGTAGCAGATGCTCCTCTTTCAAGTTGTACGCCTGTTATCTCAAAATAATCATTTGCTCCTGCGGTGCCACTAGGAGTAAATGAAAACTCTATAGATAACTCATTGGCAGTTGTTCCTACGGTTCCAGTAGCGGTAAATCTTTGCCAAGTGGTAGTTAAAGTATTGTTTTGATTTATTACCGCCGTAGCTCCTGTATAGCCTGTATTTGATTGTTGATCTGTGCCTGTTCCAAAATATAATTTAGACGTTAAAATATTTGATGCGGATGAAAAGTTTGCACCTCTACGAGCATAGAAAGATAAAGTTACTTGCTGTCCAACAAAGGGGATAGAGTTTACTGTCTCAAAAGCATTAGACACATACATTACAGCCGTGCCTGTTTGTCCGGAGTTACGCTGAAATCTACCGCAGTATTGTATATTAGGTAAGTTTGTTGTATCGCCCGTTGCTTGTCTTGAGACTGTAGAGGCTACGTTTGCTCCGGTAACAATAGCCCAGCGATCAGCTGTATATTCATTAGGATCGCTTGCAGCCACAGCAATAGAGGTACCTCGCTGCCATATATCAAAAGCACTGTTAATAACCGCATTTTTTCCAGCTACAACGGGAGCGCCATAACCAATAAGGTTAATTGTCCCATTAGTATCATTTATATCGGATGCTGAAAATACATCTCCATTAGCATAGGTTGTTTTTAGGGGTAGTCCAACAGCCATTAGTACACCCTCCTTAGGATAATAATTTTAGTAGTTAGCATCTATTAAAGCCTCCTCGGTAGTAAGTGTCGTATCCCAGCTATTAGCCGTAATATCGTGAGCTATGCCCTGGCACTGCAGGGTTTGAGTAATGACCGTGCCGGACTGTCCATAATTGGTAATCTCCATAGTGTCGAAATAATCAAGATCTAGGGCGGCCTCTACGCCGGTGGTATAGCCGAGGGTTACAAGATCTAGGGTTATCTGACTAATCGTTAAAATGGCATCTTTGCGAGCGCCTACGTAGGCCGTAGCTAAGCTCAAAGCCACGCCTGTAGTCTGCATTAGCATATTTTCAGCTGTAATAGCCCGTGTAAAGTATTGAGCAATAGAGCTCGCATCCTCGTAGGTCTGCGTAGTTAAGCCAATAGGTGTAACACTCGCCCGGTTTACTATGGCTTTATCGTTAAAGCTAAACTGTATTTTGGAGTAGTTAATACCTGTAATGCCATTGTTATTAAACACAATAGGGGTAACGCTTTGTGCATCGTAACAAAAGGTACGGCTCTTAAATACTGCGTTACCGCCCTTGTCGATATAAAAGGCTCCGGGCCCCTCTGTAAACTCGACGGTTTGGCAGGCATCGAGGACGGTACGAGTCCCGCCCGGGTCCGCTTGGCACGTCGTATTACCCGTTTGTATAGAGCGCTGAGAGTTAGGAAAAGCCACCATATCGAGGATTTTGTTAATGCGTGTGCCTGTATCTTGCCCGGCTGTAGCCCCTGTAACTGTGGTTACGTTTGAGTTATAGAAAAGTCTAAAAGCATCAAAGCAAATTAAATCTACAAACCCGGTCTCTTGGTTTTGTGGATAGGTGTATAGATACTCTGTTATGTAGCCGCTAAAAATAGGGTAGAGAGTGCCGCCGTAGTTTGCCTGTATCTGTATTTTGCGTAGAGGCTGTACGTCAGGATAATACGGCGACCCCGTGTTTTGGGGGTTAAAATAACCCTCAGGATCGTTTACTCGCACTGTTGCCTGACCGCTTAAATATTTATCCTGCAAGGTATTACGGCTACGGCGTGTAGAAATCTTAAGAGTTTCAGCCGATATATCCACAATATTAGGTACAACAGTGCCTAACTCGGACTCGCCTAGTTTGCCAGTACCTAAAATTAAAACAGTACCAAACGAGGCACCTTGCGTAAGGTTAATTTTAACTATCGGGGTAGCAGGTAAAACAGCCATTAGTACACCGTTGAGTAGTTAATAGGGATACCTGAGGCTTGATTATTGTAAATACCTTGAGTAATAGCATCTACTAAATCTCGCTCTGTTGTAACTGAGCCTGAGACGTTTACGGTTATGTAAGTACCTCCCATTGAGCCCATACGACTAAGAGGGACTACAGCCTCAGGGCCAGCCTCGCCTATCATCGCGAGGGTAGCGCTGTTTACTATTCCGCCCTCTGCCAACTTTGGAATATACGCAGACATACCCGGGTTTGCCGCCTCGTAAGCTGCAGCGCCTTGAGCTGCGTATCGAGCGCCTGATAATGCCTCAGCCAAAGGTAAGCCCGCGGTTAAACCTTGTTGTAATGATGCGTTAGCTATTGGGTTGGAAAGAGAGTATTTAGCTGCGACTGTTGGAGTGTAATTAGCTAAAGCTAATAATGCAGCTAAAGCACCTTGCAAACTAGCCATCCACGCAGCAAACGGATCAGGCACGCTACTTAAAGCAAAAGCATTACCGCGCAATACTCCGAGTAATCGCGCATCCTCTGTAATCATCGAGGCAAACTTGGCAGCCCCTTGTACGTTACCCTCGGAGATAGCCTCCTCAAGATCCATAATTTCGGTCTTAAGGCGGATGCGTAATCTATCCTCCTCAGTCTGTTTAGACATAGCGGCAGCTGCAAGTTGGATACGCTCATTATCAAAAATCTGATTAGCTTTATTAAGGAAAGCGGAGGCTTTATCTAGTGCCAGTTTTTTAGCACTTTCAGCTGCTATTTTCTTAAGAGTATTTAAGCGGTCTTGTTCGATTTTTCGTAATCTTGCAGCGTTTTTTTCTGCCTCTGCATTTGCTTTCTTTTGTGCAGCAAAATAAGCAGCTCCGGCTAGGACCTTACCGGAGATAGCGCCCGGCGCTCCCATAGGTCTATTAGCATCTGTAACGTTTTTACCATAATTGGAGAGCTCCTCAAAAGCTGAGGGACGGCGGGTTATGGTTTGGCCATTAGCACCTATAAACGCCTCTTTACTAGATTTACCAATATCGAGTATTTTCTTTAATAGGTCTGCAGCTCCGACTAGAGCGTAGGCAATTTGGTCGCCAAACTTTTTCATATTGTCCGTAGCGACCTCTAGGCTGTTATCGCCTGCCAATATTACAAAGGCATCTACTAAACCTTTACCTATAGCCTCTTTAGCTTGCTCTGCGTTTTCTGTAAGTATGGCTAATTGTCCAGAATAAGTAGCCGCTGCCTCGGTAGCTGCACCTTTAAGGCGTGTATCTAAAGTTTGTTGTAATTCGTCAAAAGATTTTACCTGTAACTCAGCCTTAGTTAGTCCGGTGTTATATTGGCTAAGAGCTTTACGATTACCTAAATAGGCCTGACTCAAACCCTTAGCAGTCTCGGCTACATCGATACCTGTCGAGGCTGAGATATTAAGAGCTGTGTTAAACAATTCCTGAGACTTGGTAACTGAGCCTGTAGCGCTTAGGAGGGCCTGCATAGCCGGTACTGCCTGCTCGCCGGTCACGCCGTAAAGTCTGCCTATGCTATCTATGTAGCTTGTAACCCTCGAGGTATCAAAGGCTAGGCCGAGGTTTTTCATTGTGTTAGCTAGTACAACGCCCTCGCGCTCAGCATCCATAAACGCACGTACTGAGGCTTTACCAAACTGCACTACTGCAGCTGCAGAGAGGGTAACGCCTAAAGTGCGGGCAAGGCTTTTTACCGTTTTATCAAAGCTACTAATATCTTTACGAGCTTTGCCGAGTCCCTTGCCGTCATACTCTGAGGCAACACTAAATACTAAGTTTGGTAGTGCCATTATGCCGCCAGTCCATAACTGCCCTTGCTAATTTTATTAAACTTTTCTATAGCTGTAGATATAGCAATAATAACCGCATCTTGAGCCTTGCCGCGATCCTCGTAAGCTGCTCTAAATATCATACGTCCGCGCTCTTTTTGCTTATCTCCATACAAAGGACCCATACGGTTAATAAAGTGATTACCTGCATTAGGGTTATTAGATTTACTTTTAGGATCTCCGCCTGGGTTTTTACGTCCCGCAGTCTCATAAATAGCGCCGGCGGCTGAGGCATTGTAAATATAATACAAAGCTCTAAAGCCATTACGGTTACGCTTGCTAGGAGCTTGCGAGTATTTAATACCTTTGACTACCGTATCGTGGTCGTATAAAGGGAATAACCGTACTCTGCCCTCAGTGTTAAATTGTCTAAAAGCTGAGTTACGAGCTGTAATTTTTTTGCCTACGCTGCCTTCGGCCCAGCCGTAAAGGTTATCCGGTTGAGGGCTTGGCGCATAGCCTCTAGCTTTATCACGCAGGGGCACCATTACACCGCGTATCTCTTTGTTCATTTCTTTCAGGAGGTCCGGGTCAAACTTACGCATAGCTTTAACGGTGTCTAGGACTCCCTTTAACTCTACGGGCACTTTGCGCCTCCTTTGCTCGATCGTTTAACACTTGTAAAAGATTTCTAAACATTTCTGTGTCTAGGTCTAATAGATATTGGGGCGGGATATGAGTCTCAATAGCTAACTGAGCTACTAAATACCCAAAGGACCCCCGCCCCACTATTCCAAAGGGAGATCGTCTAGGACCTCGACTTTAGATAACGTATCTAAAAACTCCGGTCCAAAAACCGGTACTACTTCTCCGCTTGCCCTTAGGCACTCGTGAGAGAGCCAATAGAGGTGTGTTTGCATTTCGTCATCACGAAAAGCGCGCATAAACCCCTTTTTTGCATACAGCTCAAAGGCGTACTCGATACGTGGCGTAATTTGATGCTCTGTTACGGTCCCGTTAGCCCTTGTTATTTTGAGTCGTGCCATTGTTTGCCCCTTAGTCTGTTATCAGGAAGTGGTAATTACGATAGGTGAGTTACAAGTAAATGTAATTGACTGTGTAGCAATATCGCCTACAGCGCCGTTAATATCTGTGGTGTTGTTTACCAAAATAGTAGTGCTGTATAACGGGTTAGTAGCTGACGTTGCCGCGCTTGACTGCTTTAGAGTAATAGGCACTGTTGTACCCCACGCTGCTTGCAGTGTTGCGTTTACGTTTGCCGCTGCTGTATCGCTTAGGAAATCTAGAGTAATTGTGCTTGCCTCTAGCCCTTTTACAAAACGTACCGCGGTGTCGCCCATCGCCGTGACATCCAGTTCCTGAAAGCTGCGGTTAATCGTGGCGCTTGTTACGTGATCCGACAGGGCCACACTATTAAGCGTGACCTGCACGGTATTCGAAAGATATATACTCATTGTTATTATTCCTCTGTTTTCTCGATAGGTGCGGGTGCTGCCTTTGTTACTTTTTTATCAGCCTCGGTAATTTGTCCGATTTTGATTAAAAACGCTATATCCTCATCTGTGTAACTCATTTGTTTACTCCCAACTAGTTAATACGCTTATACTAAAATCGGCGGTGAGTAAGTCCCCGCTTTGTACGCTAAGTACTGAGGGAGCCGACATACTGCCAATATTCATTACGATATTTGAGTTAGCCAATTTCTTAAATACTGCACAGGCCAAAGTCTCTATACCGTTGAGGTTGCCCTTGTTGTCCAGCATCGGCACCGTCAAAATAATTTTAAGGTTTGCCAAAGGTGAGATATTTATATTTGTGTTATTGCTTGGTGTTAAATAATTTTCTGCAGGCGCGACAATAACGCTGTTAGCTGTAATAGTTGGAGGCGGGAAATCGTAGGTATTCCACACGTTATTATTAGCTAAAGCCGCTGCGATAGTTGCGCGGAGCGTAGTTATAGGAGCCGGCATCTGCTATCCCAACATACTTAAAGGATTTTGATAACCGGCAATTAAACCCCTAATTTTGCCGATCATCGAGTTACCCATACGGTAAGGGCTAGGACTAAAACCGTCGATAGATACCCCGCCTGTTTGGCTGACTTGTCGAGCTTGGAAAATATCTACGGCTAGGATCATTGCCGCCTCTCTTACAGCGGGCGTTGTTGCGTAGGTATTTGTCTTTGTATCTGTTCCTACTGCAGAGCCGTAAGGCAATACTCGAGAGAAATTAACGTTAGCTGCAGTCCTAGCAAACTGAATAAAGCTATATCCGTTAGGCCAGTTCCATACGTTCGTATTCCAACTAATAGCAGGGATAAGGTTTGTAGTGCCAGTGCTCCACGGAATAGTGCCGGTAATTGTGTAAGTACCGTTAAAAGTAGCTCCGCACCCACTTAAGGTAACGCTTTGACCGGTTGCAAAGATAGCCGGGTTAGCGATCATTACGGTAGCTACGTTATTTTGTAACGTGGTCCCAACTACCGGCGCGGAGTCAAACCATAAAAATTGGTTAAGAATATCCTGAGCAGCTTGGCAGCACTCCTCTACAACGGAGTCCGGGTACAGGTCCCCTATTCCGAGGTTATCGCGTAACTCTTGCTCTGTTACGTAAGTGGCTGCCACTTGTCTGCTCCATTTCTAACTATGGGCCGGGAGAGCTCAAAGGGCTAAGAGCCCTCCCGACTGCTATAGGTATT